TTACGATGGCATCCTTGACCTGACTGACAAGTTCAGTGAGGTTTACTTTGGTCGTAACAAACGTGTTGAGATTATTATCCCTGAGTCTAAGAACATGGACGCTGTAGATCATATGAAAGAGATGCAAAAGACTCTTGACAGTGAGCGTAACAACTATAGTTCTGAGCTTCAGAATATCATAGATGAGATGCTTAGCTTAGTAAACCAAACCCTTTACCTTTTAACATTGTCATAATGGCTAAGATTAGTACCTATCCTTCAGATTCAAACGTAACACTTTCCGATAAACTTATTGGGACAGATGTTGAGAATAATAACGCTACAAAGAATTTTACTGTAGGTGATTTATTAGATCTTATTCCTATTGAGGATTACGTTCCTTACACAGGTGCTACAGCAAATGTTAACCTTGGGTCTTTTGATATACAGGCTACTGATGGTTTGTTTACAAACATAACTGTTGTAAATGGAAACATAACTAATGCGTCTGTTACAAATCTTCAGTGCATTGATGGGTCATTTAACAATTCTCTTGGTATAGAAGCTAATGCTGAGTTGCTTTTAGATGGCGACCAAGGGTCTTCAGGAGAAATATTAATCTCTCAAGGAGTAGGACAGAATCCTATTTGGCAATCTCAATCTACATTGTTTAGCAATCTAGTTCCTTACACAGGTGCTACAGCAAATGTTAACCTCGGGTCTTTTACAATACAAGCTTTATTAGGTTTGTTTTCAACTGTTAACTCTTACAATGGGATTTTTTATGACCTTAATATTACAGGTCCATTAAGGCTGAGTAATGATGTGGGTATATCAGGTCAGGTTTTAACGTCACAAGGCCCGGGTGTAGATCCCCTTTGGACTAGTCTTCCTGTAGTTTCTTACGCTAGTTATTACAGTACTGCTACTCAGCAACACACTGCTCTTTCTACGCCTTTAGCTGTAGACTTTCCTACTGTGTCAGAAACTTTAGGCGTTTATGTTACTGCTTCTAATAAAATAGGATTCAATAATTTAGGCCTTTATATAGTGCAATTAATAGCTCGTGTTGAACATACAAGTGGTGGCGGTGACGCTGAATTAAATTTTTGGTTGAAAGACCAATCAGCAAATATTGCCAATTCAAGACAGGTGTTTACTATTGCTAATACTCATAAAAATGAAATAACTTATACCTTTATGTTAAGGGTTACAAATACTGCTAATGAGTACAATGTAATGTGGTCTACAACAAATCTAGCAGCTAAGTTAATTCCAACAGTTGCAGGTGGTATTTATCCGGCTGCTCCTTCAGCTATTCTTAATATCAATAAGATAGGATAATGGACATTCGTAAGATATCAATAGGACCTGACTATAAGGGTGGTGCAATGCATTATATCGTAGGGCAAAAAGTCCTCAATGATTCTTATGAGATAAGTTGTATAAAGCTAGATAAGTCAAAGGGCTCTATCAAGATTTATATAATTAACGATAAGGAAGAGGTTCTCCTGTGGAAGGAGTTCAATTCTTCTATACCAACTTCAATCGAATTTAATATAAATTACTAATGAAATCTCCATTCTACTTTATCGCAAAGCCGGTGAAGGGAAAGAGATACGACAACACCAAGGAGATTGGTGGTATTGAAATAATAGTTAGCACATCTGAAGAAGACCATAAGTTTTCTAATAGATATGCTGAGGTCGTAGAGCTACCCTTAGGTTATGAAGGACCTATCCTTCCCGGCGATACACTTATTGTTCATCATAATGCTTTCAAGTTTTATAACGACATGAAAGGAAGAAGAAGAAGTGGTAAGAGTTTTTTTAAGGATGACTTGTTCTTTATTGAACCGGACCAATTCTATATGTACAAGCAACATGAAGAGTGGAAACCATATGATAAATATTGTTTTGTTAAACCATTGCCGGCTATTGAGTCGTATATCAAGAAGCCGTTCTCTGAAGAACCGTTAATGGGTATTATGAAGTATCCTAATGAATACTTATTGTCTCAGGGTGTTAAGTCAGGTGATACGGTTTGCTTCGCTCCCGATAGTGAATATGAGTTTAATGTAGATGGTGAAAAACTTTACCGTATGTATGACCATCAAATCTCAGTAATGGTATGAGTTCAACAAAAGAATTAAGACTAAGAATCATAGCTTCTAGCAGAATAGCTGTAGAGGAGTTGATAAAAATTGCTAAGGAACCTATTGTCAACTATGGCGACGAGGCTCCGGCTTTGGCTGCCGACAGATTAAAAAACGCTGCGGCTACAAAGAAGTTAGCTATCTTTGATGCTCTTGATATACTTGCACGTATTGATGCAGAAGAAGAAATTCTTAATTCAGAACAGGATGGCACAAGTAAAACAGACACAAAGCAAGGATTCGCAGAGAGACGTTCGAGATAGTCTGTACAAGATTGTAAAAGGCTTAATCCCGAAGACTGTCATATCCAATAAGAACAGATCAAGGTCTTGGACTTATGGATATAACTCTGAATACGAAGTTGTTATCATATCAAAAACGGGAGAGATAGGTGAGATATACGACGTGTCAGGTCTTTTGATCGCGTTACCTCCTGCGCCTAAGCAATGTCATCGTAGAAGTGTAGCTCCGGTAGAGCAGTATTGGGAGAGGGAGTCAATGCCTCGCGAGCTTAATAAGATCTCTACTATCTTTCAGTGGAATCAGATGCCATCGCTATTTAAGAACAAGTGGGTGGACTATATAGAGAAGGAGTTCGATAGGAGAGAGCAAGGCTTTTGGTTTATGAATAATGGTGAGCCTACGTATATCACAGGTTCACACTATATGTATCTTCAATGGTCGAGTATCGACATCGGTTATCCCGACTTTCGTGAAGCAAATAGAATCTATTGGATTTTTTGGGAGGCTTGTAAGGCTGACACCCGATCATTTGGAATGGTGTATCTAAAGATACGTCGTTCAGGATTTTCTTTCATGTCGTCATCTGAGTGCGTTAACGTGGGAACTCTTGCACGCGATGCAAGGGTTGGTATACTATCAAAGACAGGAGCCGATGCTAAGAAAATGTTTACTGACAAGGTTGTTCCTATTAATAACCGTCTTCCTTTCTTCTTCAAACCTATTATGGATGGAATGGATAAGCCAAAGACTGAATTGGCGTATCGCATCCCGGCTTCGAAGATTACGAAGAAGAATATGTTTGACTCTGAGGAGGAGCAATTAGAAGGTCTTGACACTACAATAGATTGGAAGAACACTGAAGATAACTCGTATGATGGTGAGAAGTTACTTATGCTAGCTCACGACGAAAGTGGTAAGTGGACTAAGCCTAACAACATCAAGGAGAATTGGCGCGTAACAAAGACGTGTCTTAGATTGGGTAGCAAGATCATTGGTAAGTGTATGATGGGTTCAACCTCTAACGCACTTGCTAAGGGTGGTCAGAACTTCAAGGATATTTATGAGGACTCGCGGGTAACATCGAGAAATGCCAACGGGCAGACTAAGAGCGGACTTTACGCCTTGTTCATTCCAATGGAATGGAATATGGAAGGGTTCATCGATAAGCACGGGATGCCCGTATTTTACAAGCCAAGTACGCCTGTCAAGGGTATCGATGGTGTTTCAATAATCAACGGAGCTGTTGACTATTGGGAGGCAGAGGTTGACTCTCTTAAGAACGATCCTGATGCGCTGAACGAATTCTATCGTCAGTTCCCTCGTACGGAGTCTCACGCATTTCGTGACGAGACCAAGTCGTCGTTGTTTAACCTGACTAAGATCTATCAGCAGTTGGACTATAACGATACGCTTATCAAAGAGCAACACTTAACGCGTGGATCTTTCCAATGGAAAGATGGCATCAAGGATAGTAAAGTTATATTTACTCCCGACAAGCGAGGAAGGTTCTTGGTGAGTTGGATGCCGAAGAAGCATATGCAGAATAATGTTGTTGAGCGCAATGGGATTAAATACCCGGGCAATGAACACATCGGATCCTTCGGTTGTGACTCCTATGATATCTCAGCGGTAGTAGACGGAAGAGGGTCTAATGGATCGCTGCACGGGATGACTAAGTACCATATGGATGAAGCTCCTGTCAATGAGTTCTTCTTAGAGTACATTGCTCGCCCTCAGACAGCTGAGATATTCTTTGAAGAAGTGTTGATGGCATGCATATTTTATGGCATGCCTATACTTATTGAGAATAACAAACCTCGTTTGCTTTACCACTTTAAGAATAGGGGGTACAGAGGGTTCTCTATGAATAGACCTGACAAGCATTATACAAAGCTTAGCAAGACAGAGAAAGAACTCGGTGGTATACCTAACTCCTCTGAGGATGTTAAGCAAGCTCACGCGTCTGCTATCGAGTCATACATAGAAAAGTATGTAGGTATAGACCCTACGGGACAGCATCGAGATGTAGATGACATGGGATCCATGCCGTTCTCAAAGACACTTGAGGATTGGGCTAAGTTTGACATTAATGATAGAACAAAGTTTGATGCCTCGATAAGTTCAGGGTTAGCTATTATGGCGAACCAAAAACATCTTTATGTTCCTGAGAAAAAACAATCAAAAATTAGCATTAACTTTGCGAGATATAGTAACAAAGGAACTACAAGTGAATTAATTAGATGAAAGACGTAGTAATAAAAGTATCTTCTACCGCATTCCCAAATCAGTTCGTATCTGATGCTGAGAAAGCAACGCTCGAATTTGGGTTACAGGTGGGTCAAGCCATTCAGTATGAGTGGTTCCGTAAAGACGGTAATAAATGTAGATACTACGGTCAGTGGAGAGACTTCCATAGACTAAGACTATACGCTCGTGGTGAGCAGTCGGTAGGTAAGTACAAGAATGAACTTGCTATTGACGGCGACTTATCTTATTTGAATTTAGATTGGACTCCTGTTCCTATTATTCCTAAGTTCGTTGACATTGTTGTTAACGGAATGTCAGACCGTTTGTTCAAGGTTAAGGCTTACGCGCAAGACGCTATGTCTCAATCTAACAGAAGCAAGTATCAAGATATGATTGAGGGTCAAATGGCAGCTAAAGATATTCTCATGACTATTAAAGAGAAGACGGGTGCTGATCCATTTATGATGGACCCCAACGAGCTTCCTGAAAGTGATGACGAGATGAGTTTGTTTATGCAGCTTAACTATAAGCCTGCTATTGAGATTGCTGAAGAGGAAGCTATTCATACTATCCTTGCAGAGAATCATTATGACGATATTAGAAAAAGAGTAGACTATGACCAAACGGTACTAGGTATTGGTGTAGCTAAGCATGAGTTCCTTCCGGGATCAGGAGTGGAGATATCTTATGTTGACCCTGCAAATGTGGTATATAGTTATACAGAAGATCCTTACTTCAGGGATTGTTTTTATTGGGGTGAAATTAAGACTCTTCCTATTATTGAATTATTAAAGATTGATCCATCTTTAACAAGAGAAGATCTTGAAGAGATATCTAAGTACAGTCAAAGTTGGTATGACTATTACAATGTAGCTCAGTTCTACGAGAATAGTATGTTTAGTAGAGATACATGTACACTTCTTTACTTTAACTACAAGACCACAAAGAAAGTAGTTTATAAGAAGAAGTATCTTGAAGGCGGTGGTGTAAGATATATTGAGAAAGGAGAAGACTTTAACCCGCCTACAGAAATGATGCAGGAAGGAGGCTTTGAGAAGATTGAAAAGACCATTGATGTTTGGTACAATGGTGTTATGGTTATGGGGACCAACATAATGCTTAAATGGGAGTTAGCTGAGAATATGGTTCGACCTAAGTCGGCTTCACAGCATGCTCTTCCTAACTACGTTGCATGCGCTCCGCGTATGTACAAAGGTGTCATCGAGTCGTTAGTTAGAAGAATGATTCCATTTGCTGACTTGATTCAGATTACTCACCTTAAACTACAGCAAGTTATTGCACGTACTGTTCCTGACGGTGTGTTCATCGATGCTGATGGTTTGAATGAGGTAGATTTAGGTACAGGTGCAGCATATAATCCTGAGGATGCACTAAGACTTTATTTCCAAACGGGTAGTGTCATTGGGCGTAGCTATACGCAAGACGGCGATTTCAATAATGCTCGCATTCCTATTACTCAACTTACATCTAACTCAGGTCTTTCTAAGACTCAGATGTTAATAGCTAACTACAACCATTATCTTGATATGATTCGTTCTGTAACAGGATTGAATGAGGCTCGTGATGGAAGTACTCCTGATCCAAACTCATTAGTTGGTATTCAGAAATTAGCTGCTCTAAATTCAAACACTGCCACTCGTCATATTCTTGAAGGCGGCCTTCATATTTACAGATCAATAGCTGAGGGATTAACTTACCGTATATCTGACATTTTAGAATACGCTGACTTCAGAGATGACTTTGCTAATAAGATTGGTAAGTATAATGTATCTATACTTAACGACATCAAAGACTTATATATTTATGACTTTGGAATCTTTATCGAGGTTGCTCCTGACGAAGAAGAGAAAGCTCAACTTGAGGCTAATATTCAAATGGCATTGTCTAAGGGAAATATTGATATTGAGGATGCTATTGACATTAGAGAGATTAAAAATATTAAACTTGCCAACCAACTCCTTAAACTTAAGAGAAATAAAAAGCAAGATAGAGAAGAAAGGATGGAGATGCAGAGACAGGCAATGATTGCTCAACAAAATTTGAAGGCTCAAGAGTTAGCGGGTCAAGTTGCTATGCAAAAGATTCAAATGGAATCTCAATCTAAGATGCAAATCAAGCAAGCTGAGGTAGCATTTGATATTGAAAAGATGAAGCAAGAGGCTGTACTTAAACGTGAGCTTATGGCTGAGGAGTTTAAATATAATATGCAACTTACAGGAATGCAGGAAAGTCAGATAAAAAATAGAGAGATGACTAAGGAAGAGGAGAAGGCAAGACGTATTAGTATTCAGAATACTCAGCAGTCTAAGCTTATCAATCAAAGAAAGAATAACTTACCTCCGTTAAACTTCGAGTCTAACGAGGATAGTTTAGATGGCTTTGATATGGCTGAATTCGAGCCTCGATAAATATTAATTATTTTTGTATAACTTTGTAAAAATTAAATCAAATGGAAATTAAAGTTAGATTGGTAGAAGACACTGAAACAAAAGGTGTAGCAGAAAGAGAAGCTGAATTGCTTGCTAACCATGAAGCTGCTCAGGCAGCTGCTCAAGGTATAGTTGATTCGAGCCCGGAACCAAACCCCGAGCCTGATCCAACTCCTGAACATGCACCTGAGATTGACTTAAAAGAAGAAGACGTTCTTTCATATATTGGAAAAAGATATAATAAGCAAATCAATTCATTCGATGAATTGATGAATGAGCGCAATCAGGCAGAAGAGATGCCTGAAGATGTGGCTGCTTATATGAAATACAAGAAGGAGACGGGCCGTGGATTTGAAGACTTTCTTAAATTGAGAAAAGACTTTGATACAATGGACCAAGATCAACTTCTTAAAGAGTATCTTAGTTCGACTCAACAAGGACTTGATCCGGAGGACATCGATGTTATGATGGATGAATACCGATACGATGAAGATCTTGATGATGATTCAACTATTAAGCGAGTAAAGATCGCTAAGAAAAAAGCTGTTGCTGAAGCGAAGAAATTCTTTAATCAACAAAAGGAAGAATACAAGATGCCACTTGAGTCAAGTGTTTCATCTGTTCCTAACGAGGAGAGAGAAGAATATGAATCGTATAAGCAATACACTAAGCAGGCGAAGACTCTGCAGGAAGAAAACGAGCGCAAGGCACGATGGTTTGAGAATAAAACCAATGAGTTGTTTAATGGAGAGTTCAAAGGTTTTGAGTTCAAGATAGATGACAAGTCGGTTAGGTTCACACCCGGAGATGCTTCCGAGCTTAAGAAAGCCCAATCAAGTCCGATGAACCTCATCGGTAAATTCTTGGATGAGAATGGGATGATTAAGGATGCCGTTGGATACCATAGAGCATTAGCTGTTGCTATGAACCCGGAGAAGTTTGCTAAGTTCTTTTATGAACAAGGTGCGGCAAGCGCGACAGATGATGTGATGAGAAAAACAAAAAACATCAACATGTCTGAGCGTAAGGCTCCTGAAGTAACTTCATCGGGCGGGTTTCAGGTTAAGGCTGTTAATCCTGACTCCGGAAGAAGATTAAAAATTAGCAGCGCAAAAAAAATATAAAAACTAAAAATTAGAAAAAATGCCGGGACAAGTTAACACAAACCCAACTTTTGCTCTACAACCATCTGCTGAACAGGTTGCGTTGCAAACAAACTACATCACTAACTTCAACTTCTTAAATCAGTATCTTCCTGATACTTACGAGAAAGAATTTGAGCGTTATGGTAACCGCACAATCTCATCATTCTTGAGAATGGTAGGTGCTGAGATGCCTTCTAACTCTGACCAAGTAAAATGGGCAGAACAAGGACGTCTTCACATTAAGTATGAAAGCGTAGGTACCGCTGCTGCTGCAGGTGTTTCTACAGCTGTTTTCCAAGTAAATGATGCAGGAGTTACTTTTGCAGCTATTCGCTTAGGACAGACTGTAATGATTCAAAGAAAGACAACAGGAGTATTCAATAAAGGTATTGTTACTGTAGCTCCTGCTGCTTCTCCGGGTAACCCTCTTCAATTCACAGTAGCTTTCTACGAAGCTGCAGGTCTTGCTGCTGCCGGATCAGGTGCTGCTAACGCTGACTTTAGTGTATTTATCTACGGTTCTGAATTTAGAAAAGGAACTAACGGAATGGTTGGATCTTTGGAAGCAGAAGATGATATCTTCTCTAACAACCCAATTATCATCAAAGATAAGTATGCGGTTAACGGATCAGATATGGCTCAAATCGGATGGGTTGAAGTAACTACCGAGAACGGTGCTACAGGATACCTTTGGTATTTGAAGTCTGAGCACGAGACTCGTCTTCGTTTTGAAGATTACTTAGAGACTGCAATGATCGAAGCGGTTCCTGCTGCTACAGGATCAGGTGCTAAGACTGCAGGTATGATGGGATCTGAAGGTGTTTTCTACGTTGTTAACCAACGTGGTAACGTATGGGGTAGTGGTACTCCAACTTCATTATCTGATTGGGATAGTATCGTTTCTCGCTTAGACAAGCAAGGAGCTATTGAAGAGAACGTAGTGTTTGTAAACCGTAGCCTTAGCTTTGACATCGATAACATGTTAGCTACTTTGAACGGTTTCAACGGAAGTTCTGCTGCAGGAGCTGCTTCATTCGGTCTTTTCGACAACGACACTGAGATGGCTTTGAACCTTGGTTTCACAGGTTTCCGTCGTGGTTATGACTTCTATAAGTCTGATTGGAAATACTTGAACGATCCAACAATGCGTGGAGGTCTTAGTTCTGCTATTGCTACTGCAACAGGAACTATCACAGGTCTTCTTGTTCCTGCAGGGTCTACTTCAGTATACGATCAAATCATGGGTAAGAACGCTAAGCGTCCATTCTTGCACGTGCGTTACCGCGCTACTGAAGCTGAAGATCGTCGTTACAAGACTTGGATCACAGGTTCTGCCGGTGGTGCTGCAACAAGCGACTTAGATGCTATGGAGGTCAACTTCCTTTCTGAGCGTTGCGTGTGTACCTTAGG